TGACGCTCGATCAGATCATGCACGAACTGATCGCATTGCTTGTCCGGGCTCTGACTGACGAAGATGAAGTCCAGGCCACGATGACGATGCTTCGCCAGTTGCTCGACATGCTCGGGCACTTTGGAGCCGGAAGGACGCTTAGGCAGCATCCCATGCTCATAAGCCTCATCAACCAGCGCAACGGCGCCATCTGGCAAAAAGTTAGGCCAATCCTTGAACTGTTCCGGCGTCATTTCGAGAACGCCGGTTTTCGCATAGTCGAACTCGCGGATATTGCAGGCGTAGACAATGCGTCCCTGATCTTTGAACTCCAACAGCCGCTCAATGGCATGCAACGTTTTGCCGTGACCCGGCTGGCCGGTGTACCAATAGATCATGTCAGTGACCCCCGCCAAGTGAATCGGCAACGGACTTCGGCACGATGAACACCCTCCATGCCATGCGAATCGTGAGCGCGGAAAGGATCATCGACATGGCCGTACCCACTTCAAGATAGCCAAGCACCTGGGCAACAGGCCCATCCAAACCGCCCACCTGCGATTGCACGAACTGTTTCAGGTTGGGGAGCACCGCATCGAACGTAACCGTGGTGAGGCCGAAGGTGGCAAGCACCTTGCCCACAAGACCTGCCGCGACTTCCTTCAACCGGCCAAGAAGCTGTTCAACGCCCTTCTTTATCCAATCCCAAACCATGCCGCCCGGATTGAAGATACCCATTAGCCCACCCCGCCCATGAGAATTTTGAGCGCTGTGAACGCGCCAAAGATCAAAATCAAGCCGCGCAGGATGGCCATAGCCTTGCACCAATGCGGGAAGTCCGCACCGCTGATCGCTACGCCCATCAGCTGGAAAGATGGGGGCTGCGGACACGAGCCGCCGCCAAAAATATTGCCCTGATCCAGCATCCCGGCAGAGACACCGATGCCCCACTTTTTGGCGCCATCTACATCGGCAGTACCGTCGCCGGGATCACTCGCTTCACCCGAACCTTCCAGCACATCAGCGACACCATTGCAGTTCGCATCTCCTGCCCCGCAAGCCTCATCATCACCGGGCGTTCCGGTGCCATTCTTGGCAAGCTTTTCAAGCGCACAAGCAGCCTTCCA